AGTAGGCTTATAAAATTTATGGCAAAAGCTATGTACCAAAATCATGGTATTGGTTTAGCTGCAATACAAGTTGGTTACCAACTTCGTATGTTTGTTATGGATTGTTCACGCAGTCAAGAAGAGCACAAAGTATTTATTAATCCAGAAATAGTAGAGAAATCTATTGAAACATTACGTGATAGTGAGGGTTGTTTATCAGCTCCAGGCAAGACCGGTGATGTTAAAAGACACATTAGAATTATTCTAAAGTATCAAGATCAGGGTGGAAAGGAGCAAAGAAAAACATTTTACAATCTAGAGGCCAGATGCATACAGCATGAGATGGACCATCTAGAGGGTAAATTGTGTATAGATTATGAAAAAGGTGAGTATAGTCGGGACAAACATAAGTCCCAAACAATGGTCGAATCTGATTTTAGAGCTAAATCTGATACGTAAGCAGTGGGCACCATATGCTAAGTTTGAGATACAAGGGTCTGGAGTCCGTAAAATTATTAAACATGGCACAAATGTGGTCAAATTATTACCAAAATGAGGAGTGTGCCAGTGTATAGTGGAATCTTAGAGCAAAGTTTTTTTTTAGTCATCAAAAAAATATGGTGGCACAGGTGGCACAGTAGTCAAAATCGATTAGAAGTGTTGGTATTAGCGAATAATAGGTGTGCCACGACACTGATTTCTGTTGGCACAGCTTGGCACAAATGGTGTATTTACTGGCTTTTTTGCAAATATGCCTTGGCACAGATGTACTCGGCGTGCGCGACCCTTTTTGTTTTTTTGAAAACTTTTTTGCCTAAAAATCTCACTATACATTATAAGGGTTATCATGAGACGTCCTAAAAAATCAAAATACAAATCTGTTGTCATAAAAAAGAAAAGATATTATTATTATAAAATTACCTGGATCGATCCGACAGGAGATTCGGGTCATGCCACAGCACATGATTCTTTGGGTTTAATTCCATCTAGAATGATAACACATGCATACTTGTTTGATAAAGATAAAAAATATGTTTGGACGTTTGCATCTTATGAAGAAGGTGATGAGTTATTTTCTGATAGAAATGTATTTCCAAAAGGGTGTATAATTAAAATGGAGAAAATAAGTGAAAAATAAAACCTTGACTAAAAACATGCCTAACGTAAAATGGAATGCGATACCACCAGTACGTGGGCCTAATCCACAAGGTATTGTAAGGAGTAAAAATGAAAGAGTTTTTCAGACTAACAAAAAGCCACGCAGACAGAGCACATAATATTGCAAATGGTTTTTTAAATAAACACCAAGGACTTATTCTTTTGATAATTCTAGTTTATCTAATTCTATATCTTCCGGAGTAATATTAATTATTTCTTTGTTTTCATCTAGAATCTTTTTAAGTCTATCTTTAATTTCATTAGGTGACATGTTATCGACATTACCTGTCATGACAAGTTTTTGATCTACATACAATCCACCGGCTTTACCACGTGCAACTTCTGCATTTACTGCAGCAGACCACGCTCCTTTTTCTAATGCCTGATTTCTAATTTGAGCTAGCTCTGATATATGTTTTTCAAAACTAATACCATACTTCTCTTGCACCTCAGCTCTTAACTCACCAATGTATTTAACAACCAAAGGAGATATCTTTGGGTTTCTTAATTCAGATGCAGCTTGTCTTGGACGTGTTTTATAACCTGCTTGAAAGGCTGCCTCTGCAGGAGATAATCTACCTTCATTGTAGACTAATAACTCTGCAAATTTTATCTGTCTTTCGGTTAATTTTGCTGGGACTCCCATAATGTTTGACTTATAGCGTAATTTATCGTATCAGTCAATTGTGAGACTAATACTAATATTTATATTGTTATCTGGATGTGCAAGAGACTTTGACATCAATCCAACTACTACAATTGTAAGACAACTTTTTAAGGCTTCGTACGATGAAACCAGAGTCCAAACTTTGGCAAAAAGTAAAGAAAAACACACCCAAGATTCAGTGGACTAGACTGGAATCCTGGAGTAGTTTTGGTACACCGGATCTGTTGGGATACCATGATAATTGTGGTTTTTTTATGGTTGAGTTAAAGATTGCAACAGGCAAAAAAATACACTTTTCTGCACACCAAAAACTATTTCATCTGACCAGAAGAGAACGTAATTTTATCCTTATCGAAGAGGCCTCTTCCTCTTCGATAAAACTTTATGAAAGTTCCTCGATCCTCGGTCTGCTTGCAGACTATCGTGAATGTCCTTCCCTCGCAGAGAATGATTGGACCTATATCGAACGCTTGTTGATTCGCGAACCGCCGGACGCTTGATCGCTTGCCGGCTTGTCGGCTTGTTCGCTTGCGGGCTTGTCGGCTTGTTCGCTTGCGGGCTTGTCGGCTTGTTGCCTTTCGAGTTCTTTGCGCTTCTTCTCTAGCTCTTTGTAATACTTCGGGTGATGCCACATTTTAATGTTTGCCGTAACTAACAACTTTAACCTTCGGATCCCAACACGCCCTGCAGTCTTTACACTTGCCGCCCTGCTTCGGGGCTGGACAGGTTGCATCCTTCAGGACTACCATTGAAGAGTTTGGCCAGCTGTCGTTACGCTGCCCGATCATCGGCGGAGAGAATCGGATAACTAGATTCTTAGGCTTCTCCGCCAAATGATTTTTAACCCACGCTTCACGCGTTGGCATCCAGTGGTTTGTATCAGGCGTTAACCTGCAAACCTCATAGATCTTGTTTAAGTGCTGCAGGTCTTGGACGTCACCTGCATCATGCCATCTGAAATATTTCTGACGTTTAACCTGTGCCACCATTGCAGCGGTCCACAGCTGGTGATTGATGGCCTTCAGTCTTACATACTGTGCAGCCTTAATTGCTTTGTATCTTGTGTAGTTACCCTTCAAAGCGTAACACATGCTGCAAACACTATTCTTAACCTTCCGGAGCTTGCTACCTGTTTTGCACTCCCAGGCAGGTAAACTATAACTCAGGCCCGGCATTTTACTGGTTCGGGTCATCGAACCAGTAATTGCTTTTGCTTCTTTAATTTTCATTTAATTTTTTCATTCTTTCCTGGTCTTCCTTCACCAGTCGCAGGATCTCTTCTAAAGATGTAGCTATACGCTGCAATTGTGCTGCGCACATAAAATCATTATCCGCATCATCTGGACCATCGTAATTAGGTGATGTGTTTATTGTTGCCATAATATTCTCCTTTCTAAATTCTTATAATATCCCATACCTTATGACCTGTCAAGCTTGTAGGCTTGCCGGCTTGTCCCCTGGAGCTACCAGGGGGATTTATATCCAAGCCTTGACCAGCTAACGCGCAGGGCTTGCCTACGTGCGCTTTAACTGATCCCAGGTCCATCCTGCAAGTTTCGTCTCTTGCAAGTTTACGGATGGACCAGGGATCAGGACCTGCAGTCCTTTGCAAATTCATCCCGGTCCTTCTCCAGGGCAAAGTATTTTATATTCTCATTCCGTAAAGAATGATTTACTCTTTTGAGTAAAGTTTGCAGATCTATTCTTTTTTTTCTATTTGTTTCAACATCAAAGACCCAGATTATTGAATGAACTTTATCGGTCATTAGTTTAATCCTTTTTTATAAGTTATCATTGGGTTAATGCATGTTGTATATCTATTAATCACAACATCCCAGAAACACATATATTTATTTCCATTTTGTTCCCAGGTTCTGCAACCCTCTTTGTTTAAAGTTCCAACTCTAAAAATTGTTTTGTTATATTTCTTTGCAAACCAAGAAACTATAAAATCAGATTTTTCTTCAACCTCTTTTGCATGTTCTATTAAATCTTCTATGTTCATTTGTTATCCTTTCTACCTGGGATAATGCCATATTATCCCAGGTGTGTCAATCATTATTGTTTAAAGTTTGGAAGTGCCTGTAAATCTTGGTTCCACCTTAACCCAATCTTTTTAGATACTTGGTCAAGCGCGATAGCCAGACTATCTGGCGTGCCACTTTCCATAACAACATCTTTTGCTTTTTGTTTAAGCTCTTTGAGTTGTCGTAGTTTTGCGCCTTCAGGTCTCTTCTCAATCTCACGCTGGGCTAAATCAGACGCCCAATCTCGCAGTTGCTCTTGACAATCAGACAATTCTAAATCATCTGAATATCTGCCTCGTTCTCTAAACTTATAATTAAGTTCAGCGTCTTTTGGTTTTTTCTTTTCAAAAAATGTTTTTGCAGTTGCTCTTGCTTCCTCTAACATTTTTTCTGCTTTAGCAAACTTATCAATAATTGTATCTGCGCCAATCTTTTTAGATAGCTTTGATACAGCTTTATCAGTTGCTTCAGTCATAAATTGTTTGACCAGTAATTCTTGATCTTTAATTAATGGTTCAAACTGCCTGTTCACTTTATCTTTAAAGTGTTCAAGCTGATACTTAGTCATTGTTTTACTCATATTGTTATCCTTTCTGATTTAATTAATAAATGATTTGACAAACAATGTCAATGGGATATTATGGGAATATAGAAAGGATAACTTATGAACATACAATACAAAGGCAAAGACTATAAAATACCTGAGCCGTTTACCAAGTGTTATTTTGGTGCAGACCCTGCAAAAGAAATGACCATCTTCAACAGGTTCAGTGATGAGACTTTCCAGCAATCAGCGCGAATACCTGCCTTCGCTGTCGCTATCTACGATACGACAATAGGTGCAGAAGCTAGCGAGGATTATGACCTGATGAATAAGGGTCGCGAATGGTTTCAGAAGAATTTTACTGATGCATATTACTCCCTCTTAGATTAACCTAGAACCGCGAGCCTGTTGGCTCGCGGGCCCACCCACCCCGAGGGGTCCCAGAACTAAACCGAATAAGCTTGTAAACTAACGGGCCCACCCCCCCTCTAGACAAAAGGGGTCCCAATGTATACCCTTTAGTGTTTGATTTAGACATAGATTGGCTATAAAATCAAAACGATAAACTAAACAGAAGTGAAAAAAATTCTGCAAAAATTTTTATGAAACCAGATTTTATTGAGAAGCTACCGCCGGACGCGCAAAAAGAATTCCTTAAACTAGCAATGAAGCTAGACGAAAAAACAAAACAGGAAAAAGTTCACAAAGATTTCTTGGCCTTTGTTCGACATGTCTGGCCAGAGTTTATTGAAGGAAAACATCACAAAAAAATTTCTGAAAAATTTAATAAGCTTGCGAAAGGTGAGATCAAAAGATTAATTATTAATATGCCACCCAGGCATACTAAATCAGAATTTGCGTCCTATCTTCTTCCCTCTTGGATGGTGGGACGTAAACCAGATTTAAAAATTATACAAACCACTCACACCACTGAACTCGCGATCCGCTTTGGTCGAAAAGCTAAAACGCTAATCGATAGCCCTGAATATCAGCAGGTGTTCAAGACAAGACTAAGAGAAGATTCGCAGGCCGCGGGCAAATGGGAAACTGAACAAGGTGGAGAATATTACGCCGCCGGCGTTGGTTCAGCGATCACGGGCCGTGGAGCGGATCTACTAATCATAGATGACCCACACTCGGAGCAAGACGCGATGAACGTGCAAGCTTTAGAGAGAGCTTACGAATGGTATACGTCAGGTCCAAGACAACGTTTACAACCAGGTGGAGCAATCGTTGTGGTTATGACGAGATGGAATATGAAAGACTTAACCGGTATGTTATTAAAATCTCAAAAAGAATTAAAATCAGACCAATGGGAGATCATAGAGTTTCCAGCAATTCTACCATCTAATAAACCAGTGTGGCCCGAGTATTGGAAGAAAGAAGAGTTAGAAGGAGTTAAGGCTTCTATCTCTGTTGGTAAGTGGAACGCGCAATGGATGCAAAATCCTACAGCAGAAGAGGGTAGTTTAATTAAA